ACAAGGCAGCATCACCAATGGTGGAAAACGGCTCTGCCATGCCCTCAGAAGCCTCTGTAGCCGCCGTCCGGATTGCTTCCCGGTCTCCAGACATTACCTTTTTAGCAAACTCAAGAGACCCCTTAGGGTCCGCCTGAATCGCCGCTTTAGTTCGTGGGACCACCGTAGCGGCGTCAATCAAAGCACCACCAACCGTCTTACCTAACTCAGGTAAAACTTCGGCTTCTTTAAACATCTCTTTCGCCGTATCCTTAACTGATTTTTTAACGCCCCTATAAGTGTCTCCGATAACGTCGTCCGCATAGCGAGGGAACTTCCGCTGAAATGACGGAGCAAAATCTTCACGCTCATCAATTGCTTTCTTAAAGGCTCGCCGTTGCGGCAAACTCATACCACGAGGCATCTTGTAGCCACGGTAATCTTCACGAGACTCAAACTCTTTTCGTGCATCAGGATCGGGAGCCGCAATCTCGTCGTCAGGCTTAGGGGGAAGATCGCTGCGGATTTCGTCGGACATGACTACCCCTACTTTGTAGGTGCGGCTGGTGTAGGTGCGATTGCATCATTCAGCATATCGAGAACCTTCATAAGCCCTTCTGGTGGGCCGTCATCACGAGCTACTACCTTTACGTCGTACTTGGCACTGTTGTCTGATGCGCGGGTATTCTCGCTGTGATTGGCTACAGATCCGTGCACCGTCACTTCACAACTAAACAGCCCAGCATTGTACTTGGCTTTAGCTGTGAGGTCAGCCTTGCTGTCTGAAGTGGTCTTGGTTGAAGTAGAAGACTTCACTTCCATGGTGAAGTTGACATCTACTTCTTTCACAGACAAAGCGGGTGGATTCAACAGCGCAAGTGACGGAACCTTGAGGTTTGTCTTTTGCATTGTTGTGTTGCCCGCAGCATCCTGTACCGGCTTCTCAAAGCTGAAGTCTACGGTGCGTGCCGTAAGGTTGCCCTTACCATCATCGTTCATTCCGACGTCGTTAATGAAGTCGGCTGATGCCTTAGCAAGAAGCACTTGAGCGTTACACGCAGCTTTGAGTGGTCCACCAATGAGTTGTTCCATCGGAAGGCCACCAAACTGTGATGACATTTGTACAAGGCCGGAATCCGCCATGATGTTCTCCTAAGCGTATTTAAGCTTGATTAGGTTTTATTGAGCCTTTTTGTATGTTGTCTTCTTGCGCAGCTTTCGCGGCATCTTTCGCGGCCTCACGCTTCTTTTTTGTAGAAATGCCTTTGTCTTGAGGGCGGGCTTTACGTTGTAATTGACGTTTTTTACGTGCGATTACTTTTTCTGCCGTCTCACCCTTGGGTGGCACAGCTTGACCTGCGGCCATAATAGTGCTGATGGTTTCTCCAGCCGTTTTTTTCGGGGGGTAAGCCATGATGCACTCCTATGGAAGCAGTTTGATTAGTTGATCGTCGATTCTTGCATAACCTTCTGGGGGCTCGCTGCCTTTGAAGATCAGCTTTAGTTTAGCAGCATTGTTTTCTTTTTTGAACCATGATGGTGTATTAGCGCATGGCCTCACCATTAACTTACCTTTTTTCTTGTCCGCAGTGAGGCCAGAAATCTCAACAGACATTTCAACTTCAAGTGTATCAACACGCAAACTTTGACCCGTCGTAAGCGACTGGAGCGGGACCTGAATTCTTTTTTGTACCAGTACTCCATCTTCCCATGTTGGGAGTTCCATGACGACCATACGAGGTGCATATATGTGTCTTCCGTCGTCATCTGTAATCGGGTCACCTTTTTCATCGACCTTTAGCTCCCAAAACTCTTGACTCGTAATTGAGTCAAGCTCATGCCTTTCAGCGATATCGGTCGCAGCTATAACCGCTGATTGTATGGAATGAACGATGTCGTCTAAAGAATGATCCGCCATCTAAGCCTCAGGTGTTTCGGCAAAGAATAAATCAGCGGCTCTATCGAGTAATTCATTCGCAGCTTCAAACTCGTCATCACCTACGCCGATTGCAATTCGGGCATTCATTAACCAAAGAGACATGACAACATCAGACTCGCATTCGATCTTTTCTATTTGAATATCGTCTTCTACAAAGCCAATTTCCATCAACCCCTCAAATAGTTTATCGAGGTAGATTTCGGCAGCTTCATCTGAAGTAATTCCAAATCCCATGTCCAAAGCGTAACTCATCGTTTTGACCACCGTCCTGGCCCACTGCGCGCATCGATTCGAGCACGCTCACCGAGGTCAACTAAATGCGCCACCCAACTTTCGTATCGGACAGGCTCAGGTGTACCGACTTTAGGTGACGACGAAAATGCTTCAGCTAAACCCTTGACGTGACGCATCGTGGGTAGTCGAGAACCTGACTCGATTCGACTTACTTCAGACTGACTTAGGCCCGACGACCGCGCCAAATCAGCCAAAGTCCATCGCCGACTTTCTCTCGCCTGCCGCATAAATCTTGAGAATGCACTTGAACTCATACCAACTCCTTGACCGCAACGGTAACGTAAAAATAACTATACGTCAAATAATGTCCTTGACACGGTGTCATGGTGTCATTAAGCTGCGTGACATGACCCCACAACCACACATTAGATTTTTTGTCGTACCTGAAGACAACTTTGATTTTCTCATCTCAATCGAGACGTTGGTTCCTGGTACGCTTGTCTACGGAAAGAAAAGTCACGGACGAAAGGCACGACTAAAAAACGTAGCGTTTGACGTCCGAGAGGAATTAGTGTCATGCGAAATTTACGTGCCTCTGCACGCGGGGTGGCTCGTCGAGTCTTTGTTCATACACAACTCGGTGCGCTACACATTGTCTCCATCGGGCATCGATGGCATCAACGGATGGTCGAACGAAACAAGCGTAAGAAAGTCACTCGAAGAAAGCGGAAAACTTATCGCACAAAGTCTCGTACAAAGAGGTGAGTTGAGAGAGCACGTGATGGACCTGGCTACTCCCTATCAGTTTATGGGTATCGAATGGGCTCGAACACGCCCTTGGGTAATGAACGTATGGGCTTGTGGGTCAGGTAAAACGCTCGGTGCAATTATGTCTTCTATGACACGTTCCGGTGCGATACTTGTCGTTTGCCCCGCTAAAGCACGTCATGTATGGTGGAGCCAAGTACAGGAGTACACAAACCTGAAGCCTTACCGGGTGAAGCCCGTATCCGAAGTCAGGAAAAAAGATCAGTCATTCTCAGATTACTTAGAGGAATGCGGTCAAAATCGACAACGTCCGTTTGTCGTTATCGGGTCAGAGTCATTGGCCGACAACATTCAAATTGCTCGCCAGCTTCAGCCCAAGGTCATCATCTTAGACGAGATTCATACTCACGGAAGTCGCAAACGTTGGACTGCTATTCAGGAGGCTGACGGTTCTGTGTCGTTCGAAAAACGCAAAACTGCGGCAAGCAGTCGCTCTAACTCTGCAATCAATCGCGAGAATCGGGCGGTGGCTGCGATGGACCTGAGTCGTATGAGTAGTGTTGAGTTGCGAATCGGGCTGACAGCCACGCCATTGGATGACGGCAGGCCCCGAAGGTTGTGGTCCCAGCTTGACTTGCTGGCTCCTGGCGGCTTCTCCCACAGCTATTCTAATTTTGCGCATCGTTATTGTGCGGCACGGCCCGGCACATTTGGTGGGCTCGATGACACTGGCTCCAGCAACATTGACGAATTGAAGGCGCGATGTTCTTTTCTGGTGCACGAAGTACCGTATTCGGAGTCACATGCAGAGTTGCCTGACACTCGTGTGCAGGTTGCCTACCTTAGCTCAACAGAACTGAACCGACCTGAGCGTTGGAGTGACGACGAAACATTTGGTCAAGCCATGAGAGGTTTTGTTCGTGAGGCACGAGTGAATCCTCTGGCACGAGAAAGGGTTGTTGAGGCCCGGTTATCCGAGGCGTGTAGTCGGAAACGTAAGTATGTAGTTGGAGAGGCGATAGAAGGTTTGAAGGGCGGGGGTAAGGTAGTAATCTTTACGTCGCGTCGACGTGAGACAGAGTTGTGGGAGCATGACTTGCGTCGGGCGTTGAAACGTGGGGATGAAGCCTTAGGCGAGGTCTCAGTTTGGATGGCACACGGGGGTGTTCCCGAATCCGAGCGGGATGCAATGGTCGATGCGTTTAGGGACTCGAACGGTCCCTGCTGTCTTATCGCAACAGGACAGAGCGTCGGCACAGGTGTGGATGGTATGCAGACTGCGGACCTCGCCATTTTCGCTATGTTGCCCTGGAAACCTGGAGACTTTGTCCAGTGGAAGGGTAGGTTTGACCGACTTGGTGGTAGCCCTACGCTACTAAAAGTCGTGGTTGCTCAGGGTACATACGACGAAAGGGTCGTTGAGATTTTAGTCGAGAAGTTTGGTCCCATTGAGACGTTCTTAAAGGCGGATGAGCTTGAAGGTTTGGGCGACAAATTGCTTGGTATGGAAGATGAACAAGCTCTTGTAAGCAGCATTATCAGCAAATTGGAGGTCGCGTAATGGATTTAAGTGACGAAAGGTTTCACCGTAAACGTGTACCGTGGAAAGCCTTGACCCGAGAGGGTGTTCAACCGCGAGAAGTTTTAGTCGAAGCGCAGAAGAAGGGTTTGTGGAAACTGGCAATAAGTGCCAAGCAAAGGCTCGACAATGAAAAGCGAGGCTCCAGCCTGTGAAAAAGTTACTTATTGATGCGGGGCGAAGTAGTCGAGGGTGGTCGCGGATTGGTTCATTCTTCCGTTGTCCTCAGTTGTTTGCCTATCAAAACAGGCTCGACATGAGTTTGATTCCTGCCGATGCCTTGACTCGTGGAAGCATGGGTCACGTTATCCAAGCGCATCAGCATGCAATCTGGGGAGCCTCTACCTCTTCCGGTGTGTGGGTCGATGAGACATGGCACGATGATCCCAGCGTCTTTTTGGAACCTGAAGAGGCCATACAAATGTGGTGCGACACCAATGGTGGGCATCAGCACCTTGATAGAATGATTGAAACGTTTCATCAGTACATGGAAAGGTACCCAGAGTGTCCAGGTGATGTGATTGCCGTAGAGTACCCAATCACAGCCGTGCTGGGTGAGCGTGACAATCAATGGGGTTTGTGGGTTGTACACCCAGAAGAGCAAGACTTCAACCGTAAAGCGTACACTGTGAAGGCGTGGGATGGGTCTGTGATAAAACCATCGCCTCTCAACTGTCCTGGTCATCCTAACGCAGGTGAGGCTGTTGTGCTGACTCGAAGGCTCGACATGGTGATTCGTGACCGAGGCGGCAAGATTTTTATCTGGGATCATAAACATCAGGCTCGTGTTCAAGCCAACAAAAGTGTCGACGGGTACGCAATCGACGGTGGTTTTGCCGCGTTTAGAATCATGGGTAAACAACTTTACGGTAGTGACTTTGGTGGAGTTGCGTTGAATCTGATTCAAACTCAAGCGCCGTGGACTGTGGCTCGACCTATCGTACCGTCAACACCACACCGAGACAGTCACTTTGCTGACATGCTTTGGCGAGCCGAGCACTCACTTGCTCGATTAGATTTAGAGCTTCCAAACTTTTGGGACTGGCCAAAGGTTCAACACGAGACAATGTGTGTCGGTAGATACGGCACATGCCCCGCGATCAAAATGTGCTTTTACGGTGAAGCAGCCAAAAATTGACCGACAAATCGAATCACTTTTTGTTACCCTTCTTTACCCAAAGCCAAATCAACCTGGAGAATCCATGACATCTAAGAATGTTTTGCCGACCGTAATGGTTACGGTTTACGGCAAACCGAAACAAAAGAAAACGAGTGACGCACTGGCAGCGTTTCCTACTGCATTGTTTTGCGGTGTACCTTCTGCGATCACGTTGGTCGCACAAAACGAGTTGGGATTTACCCCAACGGTTCATCCTGATTCACCGAGAAACTTGGGTCAGCTTTCTGCAATGCTCCGCGCTCTTGGTCAGTCGGATAAAGCTAAACAGTACGGCGCTGTCGTTATCGACGACTTTAGCCATCTCTGCCAGCAGTCAATGTCTGAATGGACTGAAGAGGCTCCGACGGGCCGTAGTGGTAAGAAGGACCGTTTCTACCCCTATCAGCAACTTAATCAGCACTTATTAGAAATTGCGCAGGCTTCCCGTCATTTGGGTGTACACCTTTTGATGAACTTTCATGAACGCACGCCAGGCACAAATGCTGACGGTCGGTTCTGTCCTGGTGGTCCTGACGTGCCGTCACGTAATCAGGTAGAAACATTACCTTCATGGTGCGACATAAATGTACGCGCAATGATTGATCCTAATTATCCAGACCCTTGGTTCCCCAGTATTTACTACTGCGATCCAACTGACCCTGAATGGGTAACGGGTGATCGTACCGGCGTGTGTACCAAGAAAACACCTGGAAACATTAGAGAGATCTTGCGCGCTAGCGAAAGCAACTATCAGCTTGAACGACTGCCAGGACTTGAATGGCAAGATGATGTTGCAGAGTCTGTGGCACAAGATATGTTGAACGGCGTTGCTGTTCAGGATGCAATCCAATCAGCAATTTCAGGTCGGACTGAACACCAATTACATTTACGTTGGGCGTGCCAAGATGGCATTGCTCGTGGTGTTTTGTTGCAGCAAGCAAAGCGTTCGTTGTTTGAGTTCCAAGAAAAGGAACAGAACACAAGCAACTCGCCAAGTCTTCCTCCACCGCCCCCATCAAAGTAGATTCAACCCCCGGTCATACTGACCATCAACACAAAAAACGGAGCCAATAATGGGCATCAAAATTTCAGGTAACGCATTTCAAGGTATTAGTTCTTTGGGGTCATCGGTCCCAGAGCCGGGCGTTTACCCTGTATCAATCGTAAAGATTGAGACTGGCGCAAATGACAAGCCAGGTACTCGTCGTATCCACGTACAATTTGAGGGTGGTTTCAAGATGTTTACCTTCTTGAGTATTCCTTACGACGACAACGGAAACATTCTTCCTGGTCTTACTGACAAGCAAGTGCGTGGTCGCATGGCGGCTTTGCGCACAATCCTTGAGTCGCTTGGTTACACCAAGGAGAACATTGAGACTGCCACTGAGATCAATGACTCATGGTTCCTTTCGAGCATGAACAATGGTCGCGTTGCTTATGTCGAGTTTGAGCCAGGCCAAAAAGGTGTGCCCGGTTCATACAACGAGATTCGACGATTCCTCAACAAGTCTCAGTTTGATCACCTCAATGAGGTTCTGGAGTCTGAAGCTCCAGCGCCCGCCAAGGTTGAAACTGCACAAGCGGCACCGACTAACGGCGCACCAGTACCTCCCGCAGGTGTTGCTCTGCCCCCTCCTGTTAGCTCAGCACAAGGTATCGTAAGCTAAAGATGGCGGCTTTTAACCCCAAGAGTTGTGGCGCTCAGTGCGACATTTGTCCCTTGGGGCCAGAAGGTCCGTTGCGTAAGGATGAGTGGAAGCCCGTCGGTGGAGAGTTTCATCGGGGGGCTTCCGTCATCGCAATAGCAGAGGCTCCTGGCGCTGATGAAACACGTCATGGTAGGCCTTTAGTGGGTCGTGCCGGTGGTGAGTGGGTCACCGCACTGACCGGAGCCGGTAAGCGTCGAGTGGACGTTGACTTAGACCATGTCATATCGTGCAGGCCATCGGGACAAGACTCAGGTGCTTGGCGTCGAATGGACAAAGAACTTGACCGACTCAACAGAAAGCGTGTCAAGAATGGTGACGACCCGTATCCACATCCAGCCACCTGTTGTCGTCCACGACTGCTCGACGTTGTGTCAAAGTATCAAAGTGTCATTACACTGGGTAAAACTGCAACGTCGGCCATAACGGGTCAATCATCGAGCATTCAATCGATGCGTGGTGGGCCGATGTTGGTGAACGACGATTGGGACTGGGTGCCCGACAATGGCGTTCGCAAAGTACTCGCGACCCTACACCCCTCGTTTATTTTACGATCACCAAGTTGGCGGCACGTACTTCACTCGGACATTGCAAAGGCATTTCGTTGGTTCAACGGATGCCTACGTTGGGCTCAGCCAGACTCAATAATTAATCCAACACCAGATGAGCTTAGGGCATGGCTATCGCAGCCTGCACCATTCTGGGCATATGATGTCGAGACTGATGGCATTGAACCGTTAGAATGCAACCTACGCACAATCGCGATTGCGATTCCGGACTTGGATGAAAACAATCGTGCGGCCACAACTGTTGTATCTCAGAACGCAAGAGCCATTGGTGTCGGGTTGCTATCCACTGACGGAATGACCCGACTGTATCCGCCGCACCAGGAGCAAGAGATCCTGGATATTTTGAGGGCTGCTTTTACGGATGGTCGTGTGTGGGTGGGTCACAATGCCGGATACTACGACAGGATGGTGATTGAGACTCAGCTTGGAGTCACACCTAAGCCGTTGGTTGACACGCTGTTTCATGCACGATTCCGTGCACCAGACTTACCTAAAGGTCTCAAAACGATTGGCTCCGTCCTTACCGACGTTGAGCGTTGGGAGACAACAGAGAAGGGTACAAAGATTTCGACGGGTAGCCAGGATGACTTGGAGTTGCTGAAGTACAACATCGTGGACTCTACAGTCAATGCGCGTATCGTCGTGCCCCTGATTCATGCATCAACAGAAGTTGGTGCGTTTGAGCCCGCAAACGAACACCTTAGACCAAACGGTTGGGACGAAACCCGTCCATGGAATTTGAATGAAGTCGATCACGCAACGCAAGAAATGTGCGTGGGTATGCACAAGTCAGGTGTATGGGTTGACCAAAAGCTTAGGAGCGAGCTTGAATTTGAGTACGACATCTCAGTACGTAAGCGGTACAAAAACCTGCAGAAGTTGGCTCAAGATGTAGGGGTTAAAACTCTGGACCCTGACTCTGTGAACGAACTGAACCCCGGTAGCGCCGACCAAATACGGAACCTTTTATACGAGAAGTGGGGTTTAGGGATTCCAGCTTCGATGGATGCCCGTGAGTTTTATACGGAGACGGGTGCGCCTGGGACCGGTGATGCGGTGATTCGCGCTCATCTTGCGTCAGGTAGATTGGACCAAAATCAAGAGTCATTTTTAAAAGAGCTTCGTTTATATCGGAGAGAGAAAAATAAAATATTGGGCACAGTCCTGATCCCTTTGAGGCGTAGGGACATGGACGAAAAGAAAGGGTTGGTCCATGAAGATGGTCGAGTCCGATCTACATGGAACGCTCATGTAACCAGTGTGGGTAGGCTATCAAGCAGTGGTCCAAACCTACAGAACATTGGTAATCGAAAAGGGCAGGGGCGACTCAAAAAGATATTTGCAGCACCGCCCGGCAGAATTTTAGTTGGCGCTGACTTAGACCAAGCTCACCTTCGAATCACAGCCTGCTACTGGCAGATACCCCGGCTTCTCGAATGCTTCGATACCGGCAAAGATCCGCACAATCTCTTGGCTTATGACGTATTTGGTAACGACTTTAAGAATGCGTCGGGGTGGGGTCCTGACGGATTCAGCCTCGACCGTAAGCCAGGTGGCGGCGAGGCCAAGGCGATGCGTGACGTCATGAAAACATTTCGCTACGCTTCGATCTATTGGGCCGACCCCACAACGGTTTGGCAAGTGTTGACCAGTACCGAGACTGATGACGGACGTATGCCTTACCTGAAGTTTGAAACCCGAGAGGTCCGTCACTTCCACAACAAATGGTTGGAGGCGGAGCCTGAGTGGGAGGTTGCCTGGAAAAACATGATGCAGATGTATGACCATCAAGGATTCATGGTAGAGCCTGTGCTGGGTCGAAGGTCCGGCCCCCTATCTGATGGCAAGAAAAACGAGGTGGTCAACTTCCCTATCCTTGCAGCAGAGTCATCGATCATGAGGTTGGCAGAGCAAGCAATCATCAATGAGTTTCCATTTCATTATGCGGGCAAGGGTACGGGAATGATCCATCAATGCCACGATTCAATTGCGGTTGAAGTACCGCTGCCCGATGGCGTCGACCCCAATTGGGCTCCTGGTGATGGCGAAATGCACCCTGAGATTAAACGAATTCAAGAAACTGTAGAAGAATGTATGACCGTAACTATTCCCGGTTGGGAAGTAACCATGACTGCTGAAGCCGATGTTGGTCGCAGTCTAAAGGATGTGTAGGAATGAATAGAGCACAATGGTTTTTAGCGCACTCGAAACAAGATGAACCAACGGACATCGAAACGTGGTGCAGTCAACTCGGTGAGAAGTTGAGTGATGACGAATGGGATGCGACCGTGATCGCTGGTCGAGACGACTATGAGAACAGGTCGGCTGCATTGGGTGGGTGGAAAGCCTGGTGTCGAGATATCCCCTGTGGTGTAGACTATACAGGAGCACCACTATACCACGGTGTCATCGTTCCTATAGATTCTTTACTTGACGCTCCAACGGTGGGTAAGGCTACGGCTCAGATACTCCAAGGATTTTTGTCAGAAAGCAAACACGTCTTTGCATGGTGCCCAGATTCAAAGGCGTTTAGACAAGTCTCAGAAGTCACACAATTACCTGAGGACGACTGGACTTCATGGGCACGGTTAGAGTTTAGCGATTGACAGTGTGGTAACTAACCGATACATTTTTAAGCCAACCCAAAGCACGAACGCATGGAGGATTTATGCGACCGTATGTGAATAGTATTTTTAGTAATCTTAAGACGCCCAGAGCCAACGGAGAAGCATGGAATGTTGAGTTAGGTCAACACACTTTGCTCGTGGGCTCGAACACCAGTCACAAAAGCAGCGTCATTCAATCAGTAGAACTTGCGATTGCAGGATCTGCAGACGACATCTTTGGTCGTAGTGCTGTATCGGATGCAGCGCTGTTGCTGACGTTAGCCCCTGGAGATGAACTTGGGATTACCGCAAACCTGAACGACAGTAAGGGGAACACTACATCTAGTTTTAACCTGCGTCGTGAAGACGGAAAGTTGAAGCGCCCTACGATGGACGTTCCTGGTGCCGAGTGCTTAGTTCATCGATCGGTCAAGGCCGCACTCTCAGGCTCATCAACTACGGCACGCAAGGCTTTCCTGGGATGGTCAAGCGGCAACACAGGATTAGATGATGTGCTTGAGTACATTCCAGATGATCTGCAGTCGAAGTACACCGACATCGTGAAGTTTAAGGGTCGTGGAAAGTCAGCGGTTGAGGGACTGTTAGAGGTGACAAACTATGCAGGACAGCGTCAACGCGAAGCATCGAAAGAAGCGAAGGGTGCTGAGATCATCATGGAAAACCTTGGCGACAAGGTAGATGCTCGGCCTACAGATGCGGAAATGGATAAGATGCGGTTTGCTGTGGCTGAAGCAAAGAATGTTCTTGATAAGTCTATTAGGAACCCGACTAATCGAAAGACTCAGGCAGAATTAGATCAAGAGATCCAGGCGGAAGTAAACAAGATTAATCATTACGAAAGCCAGAAACTTGGTTTGCAGAAGGAGATCGAATCGCTCAAAGCTACGATGCCCCATCTGGGTGACAACGTATCGCTCGCGGCGCAGATCATTGACGTCGCTGTAAGTCATAATCTTGACGCATGCCCCGTGTGCAGTAGTCAAGTTGGTCTTGATCACCTGAAAAACTGCCAGTCTTTTTATCTCAAACAAGAGAGTGACTGGAAGGTACAGGTAAAATCTACGCTGGATCTTGTGAACAAGAAGACAGGTGAGATTGAATTTTTTGATCGCCAAATCGCAGATAGCAACTTCACATTAGAGAAGTTGAAGCAAATGCCTGTTCAGGTTTCCAACTCTGATGCTATCCCCCTGGCCGACGCACAATCACGATTCGAGGCAGCGATGGCTGCACTGACAAAGCTTGACCAGATTCGAGACGAGTGGGATCGATTGGCATCGGCTCGTGACAAGATGATGTCGATGAAGCAAGACGTTGAGACCTACAAGCGGTTGAAGGTTTCTTGTGAGATTGCAGTCGGCAAGCTTCTCGAAACTCGTGCGATTGAGTTTTCTGCGCGGGTGCAGAAGTATTTGCCTGATGACTGGACGTTCAACATTCAACTCATGGATGGCAACAAGGAGGTCTTTCGCATGGGCATCATGCGTAACGGTAGACTTCACTCGGCTTTGTCAGGCGCAGAATGGACGTCAGTTGTAACTTCAATTGCTATGGCAGTAGCTGAAGGTCTCGATGATCGTCTGCCCGCCGTATTGATTCCTGACGATCGTGCGTGGGATGGGAAGACTCTTAGCTCTGTCATGCGTGGCTTCTCTCAGTTTGATGGTCAAGTCATTATGGCGAGCACCATTCGACCCACGGGGCGTCCACCAAAAGGTTGGACTATTATTGACATGGACGAAACGAGTGCGTCTTGGGACTCAGTCGACGTTGTAGAAACACCAAAAGTCGAGGAAGGCACAGTCAAGAAGACCAGTATTAATCATGCAAGTGGTGGCTTTCGGGTGACCACTCGTAGTGCTTTGATTCTGGAAGAGGCTGGGTTTGATGCTACGGTGATTCAATCTATGTCGAGAGAGACGGTGGCATCAATCATCAAAGATGGTCTTGCACCGGAAAACATTTCAGTGAACGAAGACGGCAGTTATCAGATTATACGTAGCGCAAAGGTGTTGCCTATGCCGCCCGCACCAAAAGTGTAGGCAGCGAATGAACTGCCCTAAGTGTGGAAAGAAAACGAAAGTCGTGGACTCGAGAACCAGCGACTCTCAAACCAACTTCGGTGGCCAGAAGCGGATACACGAATCCGTCTCCTGGTACACCGGAGATTGGGTGTGTCGCAAGAGACGGTGTCGTGCGTGCCAAGAGTTTTATCTTACGGTTGAAATTTTACTGGACGACCTCGAAGAGGGATGGAGTCCGAAAGATCACAACTCGTAAGTAGAAACAATATGCACACAACGGAAAACAATCTCAGCACCATAATCGTTTGAGATCTTATACATGGTCGGTGAACGCTGACCTCTGACCGATGACGGAGCCGATTGAACAATTTTCAAAGCTGCGTCGTAGTTATCTTTATCCCGAAAAGGAATTTGATAATTACCGAAGTCAGTACTTAAGTTGATCACGTACGTTTTTGGTTGAGGTTCAGGTGCCTTTGGTGCCTCTTTTTTAGGTGCAGCTTTCTTAGGTGCAGCTTTTTTCGGTGCAGCTTTTTTTGGTGCTGACGTTTTTGCTGGTGTCTTCTTTGTTGTTGGTTTTTTTGCCGTAGGCATGGAAGCTCCTTACTTCAATAAAATTACTATAACAGAATGTAGGTTTTGGTGGTTTGACAGATCGGTCGTAGTGCCGATAGAGTTGTCGGGTCTGATTCAAAACTCCCCAGGTAATGGTTCAGGCTTTGGGTTGCATCGTCCAGATTTGTCATCTGGGCGGTGCGTTCCCGTGGAACGGACTTTAATATAACGGATGGTGAAAATGGAAAGTGATGGCTCAGCGACGGTAGAAGAACCTCGCAGTGCAGAACAGGCTGAGCCCAGTCGAACAGCAGGAGAACAGGCTGAAGAGATTATTCAGTCTTTATTGTCTTCGTTGCAAGAGGGTAATCGAGTAGAACAACGTGCTGCTTGGGCAGAGTTGCATGACCCAGACATCATGGCCACGTTGGCCGATGGGTGGAGACAATCGGAAGGCACGTTGAGTGCGGCGCTTTCGATCATTGAAACAATACCAGGACAGGTGCAAAGGTCTCGTACGTTTCGATCTGCGGTTAGGCGCTTGGCAGAAGAGCGTAGTCGTCGAGACGCCGAGGCTATGCTGGATCAACTTGAGGAAGAGTTGGGTCAACCACAAACGTTGGCTTTGGCGTTTGGTCCTGGTGCACCACCACCCTCTGTTGTTGAGCACCAAACGTTGGAGACGCTTCATGTCCCAAGGGGATACGAGATTGATCTGACTGGTGTGTATCGTTTAGCCGCATCAGTAGACGGAACGATCAACAGAACAAAGATTGCTGCCGCACCGATTTTTATCGGGGGCCGGACGATTGATGTGTACACGGGCGAGGCAAAGCGTCAGGTCATCTGGCGTGGTCCAAGCGGCTGGTGCTCACGTGTTATAGAGAGACGAACAATTTTAGACGCTTCAAAGATCGTCGCATTGACGAACCTGGAAGCACCAATCAATTCAAACACAGCCGGTCAGATGGTTTCGTACCTGTCTGATTTCGAAGCTGAGAACAGTCATAGGTTTCCTGTGGTACGTTCTGCGGCTCGGATGGGTTGGCAACCTGACGGTGGGTTTTTATTACCCGATGTGTTTTACGCTGCGAATGATGAGGCAAGTTCCAATTTTGCTTTGACTCCACCAAGCGGGCTAGAAACTTTATCATCTGGGTGGACTACCGCTGGATCCTGGGACGACTGGATCGAAGCGATGGAGCTTGTCTCATCATTCCCTTACATGTACATCGCTACATACGCGGGTGCTGCTGCACCATTGCTTTCGATACTGAAGATCCCTGGCTTTGTTGTGGACTTTAGTGGAGAGACAAGTGGTGGTAAGACTACTGCGTTGCGATTTGCTGCTTCTGTTTGGGGTCGTCCCGCTGAGTCATATCCAACAGCCATGTATTCCTGGGACGCTACGAAGGTTTGGATTGAACGAACCAGTGGGTTCCTCAGTAATCTACCGTTGATTCTCGACGAGACGAAACGTGCGCGTCATCCTCGTATTGTGCGTGATGTGATCTATGACTTTTGTCAGGGGCAGGGTCGTGGTCGTGGATCGGTCGAAGGTACACGGCACACTGAGTCGTGGCGTTCTGTGTTGATCAGTAGTGGTGAGGGTGCAGCGACATCGTTTTCTCAAGATGCAGGGACACGGGCACGCGTGTTGAGCCTGAAGGGTAAACCTTTGGGATCAGATGTAACCATCGGTTCACGAGTCAGTGAGGAAGCGCAGGTAATACTTGCGAGTAACTATGGGCATCTGGGTAGGCGTGTAGCTCAGTACCTTGTGTCTAATCACGAAAGGCATAACGACATACGGCAGATCTTCCAGCGGGCTCGCGAGAAGTACGCAGGTGTTGCCCGCACAGCCGTGGCTCGTAGACACGCAGGACACCTGGCGGTATTAGAAGTGACAGCAGCAATCGTGCATTTACTTGGAGTACCAAAGCCTGATGTCGATCCATTTTCCTACCTGATGGAGTCACAGGAGATGGCAGGGCTGGATGCCGATCGTCCCTTGGCGGCACTACAGGACTTGTTGTCGTGGTGCGCCACTCATCAGCAACGGTTCTGGGGTCGAGCAGAAACTGATTTCCACGGCCACGCCAAGGCTCCGCAACGTGGATGGGCAGGCAGTTGGGGTGGTGGTGATGACTGGGAGTACATTGCGATTGCAGTCATTACTTTCAAAGAAGTAATCAGAGAGATCGGCCATGACCCTGATGAGATCATCCAACGTTGGACTGCACGGGGATGGTTGAACACAGGAAACGGTCGACATCGTAGTCGTGTAGTCAGAGTCGATGGTGCGCCCACGCGTTGTTACTGCATCGACAGAAGCGCATCCGACTTTGCGTTGGGTAATTAGGGCGACACGTTGCACTGTGGTATTGCAAATATTAATCGGGTAGACTGAAGCCATGAGTGATGACGTGCAAGACGAACTACCTGACGCTCCAAACGTGGACGCGGCCCCAGCAAACCAACCTCTACATATTGTGCCGACATCTGTCGTACCGGCTGGAGAACAAGAGGTAGCAGCAATGCTGGCAGAACAGGCCAGATTCAATGACGAACCTGAAATGAAAGCTGTTGCAACAAGGCTGTTGGAAGCTGGATATACAGTACACAGTGCGGCACGTCGTCTGGGTCTGCGGTCGTCGACAGTCTGGTCCTGGTCGAAAGAACCTGCAGTTGCTGCTGCAATCACAAGTGGTGCGGCACGTCGCCGTACGGTGCTTGGACAGGGATTAGAAGAGGCTGCAGAGCAGGCGTTAGGTACGTTGCTTGAAGTAGCGAACGATGTGGGAGCGCAGCCACGAGATAGGGTGAAGGCGTCAGAGGCAATCTTGGATAGGTGCGGGATTACTCCGACCGCTAATGGGCAGAGTGCGGCGGTGGGCGTGACTATTGATGTCGACTTCGATGAACGGTTGGCTCGTATTGTAGCGGGCGCTGGTGTCAAAGCCGAGACGGAAACCTGAAATTAGGATATGATGTTTGGGCACGTGGAGGCATCATGCACGGATCGGGACCGAAGTTAGTCATCATCGCGAAGAAAGAAATGTTGGGTGAAGAGATGCCGGATTATGACGGCGATTCGTTTCACGAAGCGAAAAAGAAGATGATGAAGGACAAGCCAACAGAAAGTAAGTACCCTGATGAGCCTCACGCTGCGATGAAGGCGATGGCAGAGGAATTGTACAAGGCTTCTAAACTGCACGCAGGGCAAGCAGATAAGTTGATTGAACTGTGCGAAGAGATGTATGGCAAAGATGAAGAGCCATTCGTTGCGTCGGGCCACAATCCTCATGGTAACAAGTCGTCGATGTATTGATGCGACGGCAAAAAAACGCCGGTACAGTACCGTGGCCGTTAGTTGAAGACTGAAGACAGAGACTGGAAGTGTGCATAAAAAAAGCCCGCCAGGTAGGAAAGTGACCTGACGAGCTTGGTCCCGAGGGACAGGAAATCGGACTGACTGTGAAGTCAGTTGTATGGTAACGCGATTAACACATGTCGGCTAAATTCATCAGGACAATGTGGTCAGTATCTAAAACGTCATCATCAACGGCAACGCCGATATGATTGATTGGTAGGTACTCGTGCTCATAAAGGAAGGTCACGTTTTGGGTTAGCTGCTCTGGTGTTAATGACTGTGAAAGGTTGTCGATGAGTTCATGGTAGGTCATGTGTTACCTGGTTCGTTTAGTGGATTAGGAAGCCGACGATGGGTGGTGCGTTTTCGTCTTTGGGATTGCACCAACCGCATGTGTTGCAGTCTTTGTCGGAAACTTGTGCGGGGCACAAATGGACTGTGCGACCCTCGGGAGTGGTGTAGCGTTCGCCGTTCCACTCAGGGATTGAAGATAGTGATGCGCGTTTTGACCCTGGTGTCTTGCGGTCTGTGATAGTTACGGCGGCGTGCCATCCGGAAGATACGGCCTTGTCGGCGCGAGCGAGGGTGTCGACGGATGCCATTGCCAGGTACTTGAGGTGACGTGCGCGTGTGTCGAAGAAGTGGGTGTAGATTAGTAGGCCGCGCATTCCTGCGCGGCGCACTTTTTTGTGCCAGGATTCGACCGTGTCTCGGGGGAAGATACATGGGTCACCACCGACGGCGGCACGGACATAGCGTGCAGTGTTGCGAGAATGCTGTAGAGCGTAGTCAAGCGTGTATTGGGTGGGGTGTTGTGCGGCACGGCGTTGCATGGATGCTTGGGCACCGGTTGCCTGGCCGTTCCAGAAGTAGCAACCACCACCTTTGCCTGTGCGTTTGTTTCGTCGACGTAGTGGGCATCCTTTGCAGGAAGACTCTGTCTCGTCGCGAGTTGCACCGACGTATCCTTGAGGTATGGGGCCGGTCTTCGTGTTGCGTGAGTCGGGACGCCATAGCATTGTTGGCATGGTGGGCTCCTATATGTCTTCGCGTGGTGGGGGGCCGTTGTGTATGGTGCGTATTTGGGGATCATCGTTGAGGGCTTGAGCCAGGCGGGATTGTGGTTCGACTGGAGGTTGGTTGACGTCACCGTTGATGCTGAAAGGATTGAACGGTTGTCGTGTTGCGTAGTCTTGTAGCACCATGCCAATGACACTCTTCAAACCATCAAGGCGTAGTTGTTCTTCTTCAAGGCATGAGCGAACCTCGTCGTAGGTAGCGTCGGCTGTGTCACAATAGACCTGGGTTTTGGTGCGAGATTCGACTGCGATTCGGTAGGCTTGGATTTGGTCGTGGATCATGTGGAGCATTGGGTTACCAGATAGTTTTGTAGGTTGGCATTGGAAGATGGTCGTCACCCAGTGCTTCTCGAGTGACGTCGTAGTAGGTGTTTTCCCAGTCGTCGGGAAGTGAGCCGGCACCTTTTGGCATGATTAGTTGTATGACTTGGATAGCGTCGGAGAACCACATACCGGCGCGCATTAGGCGGGCGACGGCGTATTGGTAGAAGAATACGTGGTTCGGTTGCAGGTCACGGGTTCGGCCCTTGAGCAGGTCATTGCGTTGCATCGGAGCCTCGGTTGATTGGGTGGATGTAGATCATGACGTCCTCGATGGTGCACAGTTCTTTGTCGATTGCGGCCTGCATTATTTGCTGATGGCTTAGGGTTTCGTCGTACGTGGGGAAGTCGCGTATATCGAAGTTGTGTACGCTGGTTGGGTCACCCCATGAATCAAGGCCGTCTCCAAGCGTGTACCAGTAGGTGAGGCGGTTGTTTGGGTCGTCGTCTTTGTAGCAGTGATAGACCTTGATGTACTGTAGGTGTTTGTACAGAGCGCGTTTGAACTGTACGAAGTGGTGACATTTGAAGGCCAACTCGGGTGGTATCCATTTTGTTTCCCACGGCATTAGGACAAACGCTTTTGCAGTTCAAGTTCGCAGCATGTAAGTAACCACTGAAGCTGCTCGTTTGTAAACATAGTCAGTTGATCCTGGTAAATCGTTACTTCAGCTTCGGCATCGAAGTCTGTAATTTCGACATGGGCTATATCGTTTTCGATGGAGAGTTCTACGTCGGCGCTGGAGATGAATACGCCGTGGGTGAATGTGATGCTGGATGGTTTGGTCACTGGATCAGCCTTGGGTGATTACGCGTAGGCCGCGTGTTGTTTCTGGGATGGCGGTTGTAGTTGTGTCGTAGTCTTCGATGATTAGTTCACCGTCGAACTGTGTGCTGCCGGTACGTGGGATCTCACGGTAGGGCATGATTTGTTCGATACGGTGGTCAAACCATCCGTGGTCGGCGTGTTCGAAACGGCCCTTGCGAATGTCGGTGAGGTTGTCTAAGAGTGCTGTGTATTGGGAGGGGGTGAGGCGGTCGAGCAGGTAACGTACGATGTGTGCACTGCCGCTGTCGTTGCGGCGTTTGGTGACACCGGCCTTGCCTCGACGTACTACGCCGAGAAGGGTGCATGTCACCTCGACTGGGTAGGTGCCTGCGTCGAGGTCGGCCTTGAAGTGGGAGGCGTTTTTACCTTGGTTGAATTTTTGTAGGGCGATGGTGGTAATCGGGTCCATGGGAATCCTATAGTACTGCGACTCGAGGGCCGTAGAAGTTGTGGGTTGCGTGGTAGGTTGTTGATAAGCGGGCGAAGTCGGACTCGTACACGGGAGTTTTAGTGCCGAGGGTGACGAAGGAATCGTATTCGTATGGGTCATAGATGATACGTTTGTAGTCGTGGTCGTTTGGGTGAGGTGTCGACTGGTCGGAGGTCAGTAGTGTTCCGCGTGCGAAAGCGTGTACGTTCTTGCGGCGGGTTTTTAGTACGCGAGCACGACCGCCTGGTTGAACGACCCACTTGATGTCACGTAATAAAACAAACTGTGTGTGGTCGATGACCTTGCCTTTGTGGCGTACACTGAAGCAGTTTTTGTTTAGGTTCCAATAGACTTCAACTTTCATTTCAACTCCAGTATTGATTCGATCCATTGTTTTTGTTGGGTGTCGATGATTAGCGAGCAGAGTGTGTCGACCTCGGTCTGGATCAATTCGGTGTGACGTTTGCCTATTTCTTCGTCTATGGTTTTTACGTGAGTTAGCATGGCATCGAGTATTGCTTCGTAGTTCATGGTTTCGTCGTGCGAAAGGCGTCACGTAGAAGATCCCAATCGATATCATTCATGGTTCCTCCGTCTTCGGATGCAATCAGTACGTGCTCGATTACAGAACGTAGGTATGAAATAGTTTGTTGTGGTGTCATGATTGATCTCCTTCGTAGCATTCGGCGCATACAATTTCGTCGTCGAGTGGTGGGTGGGTTTCGCATAGGTGACACAACTCAGAGTACATGCATTCGCGGCACAGCCAGCCGTTGCCTGTTTCGGTACGGTTGATGAACAAGCCGCTTCCAGGTGTGGTGTTTTGTTTGCATTCTACGCATAGGTCGATGGTGGCCATGGATGCTCCAGGATGGTGCTTGAGGCGGGACTCGAACCCGCATGGCTGTGATGCCGGGAGATTTTAAGTCTCCTGTGTCTACCGGTTCCACCACTCAAGCATGTGAAGGGGAGTGGGTTGGTCTGGCAAGGCGAGGTTGGGGTTGAGGTGAAAGAAGAAAAGTGTGGGGTGAAGGGGAATGGCCTGGGTTGGTCTGGCGAGTCGAGGAATGTTACGGTAGGGTGCGGGCCGAGAGGTGCCAGGTTGTTATGGTGCCTGGCTCACCGAAAGTTTATGCAGCCTTGCGTTTGGGGTACTTGCCTTTGGCGTCTTGGACCTCAACGCTGAAGCGACCGAAGCCGTAGCCACGACTTGCTCCAATGCCACAGAAGTTTCCTGACTGGGTGATGAAGTGGATGATGTCATCGCGGTTCATCTTGTCGTTGCCGGAGTAGTTGATTGTAAATTCGCAGGACCATTCGGGTACGATTGCACGAGTGGTGGGCACTTGTACCATGCCGCTCTTCATGATCGAATCGTATCGATAACGAGGATCGTTTGCGATTTCGTCGAGGTCGTCGGAACCACCGTGGATGAGCTTGGCTGGACCGGCGATGATGGCGTAACGTTTACAGTTAGCTCCCATGCGGTCAAGCTTTGCACCGTCAATAAAGGCGGCGCGCAAGTTAGCGGCGGGGATATAAAGACCGAGTTCCTTATTCCAATAAAGACCGGCTTTGACACGTAGGATGGACTGTTTTTCAAGGATTGCGTCGACGTCTGCGCCTTTGCGCTTGGAGGCCTTGTGCAATTCCTTGAGCCGCTTGGCGTATTCGTTGCGGGGATCGGCAGTCTGGTTGTTGTCCATCATGAGAGGCCCGCGTCCGGTGATACGAAATGTAATTGATTTCATGGGTTACTCCGAGAAAGTTTGGTCGGGGATGATGATGTTGGGTTTGGTCTCGAGTGTGATCCGTTCGCGTGCGGCGTCACGCATTGCCTGTTGGGCGGACCCCTCAAGTGCACCGAGGCGAACCTGGTGATTGATTTTGCGGCGACGTTCCTGCATGTCGAGGTCGGAGTCGCGAGTCTTTTCGAGGATGCGGGAGCTTTTGCGGATCGCTTTGACGATGTCACGGGTAGCGGTGGTTGAAGCGTAGTCAATGTTCTCGGCGGGGCGAAGGATCTCAAAGCCATAGCCGTAGACGGTGCGAGGGAAACGTCCGGTCTCTTCGAGGATGCGTTCGCGCCATGTCTCGCGCAGGTACATTAGGTTTAGGGACCATGACTGATGATCGGCGACTGGTTGGTCGTCAGTTGGTGGAGTCAACTGGGACATTGCGATGAGGTCATCGCTGCTGAGTGTGTAGCTGTCGGGTTGTGATTGTAAGAGTTCGGTGGTTGCCGATACGGCAAGCTCGATAGCGGTGGTTACTTGGCTTTGGGTGTACATGAGTATCCATGGTTGGGGTGATAAAAAGTGTGGTAGGGAAAGGTCTGAGCTGAGTAGGACAGGATAGGTGTGTGCTGGTTCGAGGCGGAGAGAAAGAAAGTGTGGGTGGGTGTGGGAAGGTCTGGGCTGGCACGAGGTGGAGAGTTGCAGGGTTTTGGTGCGTCTGGATGACCCTGCGAACCACAAGGATTATTTGGCTTCGCCAACGTCGATGTACTCACGGATGCTGAGGTCGAACGCTGGAATGTGGGCGTCGGTTACTGAACCACCAGCGGCAGCGATAGCCTTGGTGGCGTGGTCGATACCGGCGAAGTGACGGAATGCCTGGTTGGGTGGAGTGCGTTGACCTGCTGCGGTGACAGCCTGGTATGCACTGAACAGGTCATTGCCACCGTGTTCGTCATGCAACTCACCGTTGTGGCAGGCGTTCCAGTAACGGAAAGCTGCGTTGAATGAGTTGGGTTTGATGAGTCCACGGCTGAACAGGACGCCCATGTATGCACCGAATAAATCGTTTTGTACTGGGATGTCTTTCCAGCCCTGTACCATACGGATGCGTTCGAGCACTGGCGTTACAGCAGTGTCGGTGATGTCATCGATCATGTTACTGAGCGTTGAGAATACGTTGGTTGTGTGCTTGGCACTGACCATGTGCTCGCCCGAGAAACAACCGTTGGCACACACGAATGGTGCACTGCCGATTGCAATCTGGTTAGAGATGGACTTGTCATAGCTTGAACGCAGTGCAACGGTGAGAGCCTGGCCGGTGAGACCGGAACCGAAACCAATCATACCGAAGAGTTGACTGCCTTTCTGGTTGAGAGCATAGGTCTCGAACAGTGGGTCAGCATCAAGGACGTTGGCCATTGCATCGCGAGCACCGTTGATCAAAGATGCGTACGGTACAGGTTGGTAAGATGCGTTGCCGGAACGTGGATGGTATTCCGTTTCAGGTACGGGGATGGCACATACCGTTTCGTAGTTGACTCGATATGCCTCGGGCGCACCGACGGTGCAGATCTGTTGAGACTTGAGGGCGGGAGGTGGTGCAACACGCGCGCGATTGAGATTATCGTTTAGGCGAGGTGCGTCGACAGGTTTGTGATTGTGGTTTTGAAACATCGGTTCCTCATCGGTAGATGTAATGTTGGGGGTGGTTGTCGAGAGACAGTATGTAAACGTTTTCCTGCTTAGCAGTAGATGGGTGATAGTAGTGACGGAAGTGGTGGTGCCAGGTAGTACTGGTTGTGGTTGGGCGTGTGGTGCCCATGTAGGACCACTTCTCACCGCACTCGTGGTATCGCTTGGCGGGTGGGCCGAAGTCGATGGAAGTTAGATGGGTCCAGACCCGAGTCCATTCGGGACTCTCGGTGCGTAGCCAACGTAGGTTGGGGGCTATGAGATAGGTATCGTCCATTGGGCAGTGTTTCCTTTGCGTGGGTTACGCGGTAAATCCTGAAGAAGAATGTGCAGATGAATGCAGTCATTCGTCGGTAGGATGCCGTCGTATACAGCAAGGTAAAGCGCAGCAGTTTGTTCAAGTAGTGGTAGTACTTCGTGACTGTTTTTGTTTGCCTTCTTGACGAGAATCCGATTGGGGTTCTGTAATGTTTCGAGCCAGTTGATAAATGCTTGGCGTTTTTCCTCTGGGGTTGTGGGGGTTTTTTTACGTGGTGGCATTTAGAATGGGATCCCGTCGTCGTTTTGCCATTGGTTACCTGCAGGAGCGGGCGGAGCACTGGACTTGTTGGATGCACGAGAACCAAACTCGACACGGTCAGCGATGACTTCGAGACTTTTGCGTTCGATACCGGTCTTGTCAGTGTACGTACGTTTACGAATCTTGCCTTCGACAAGGATACGGGAACCCTTGGAAAGGTTTTGCGCGCAGACCTCGCCTTGACGTCCGAAGACTACGATGTTGTGCCACTCGGTGTGGTCGACCCATTCGCCGTCAACCTTGTCGCGTTCGTTAGTGGCAAGGCTGAGGTTGCAAACGGGCGTACCTTTTTTGGAGTGACGTAGTTCTGGATTGGCACCGAGGTTGCCAAATAGGATGGTGATGTTCATGAGTTGTCCTCGTTTAAAGATTAGTAGGGTGCTGGTTTTTGACCCTGCTAGTTAGTTGATTCGCGGCTTTCGAAACCAGCAAAAGGGGTGGCCACTTTGTTAAGATGTTTGGTTGGAGTGCAAACGCGCAACGACCATGTTCAGATGACATATGAACATGTTGTCATCCATGATGTTGCCGAAGGAGATGGTCGCATCTCGTTCGATAAGAGAGTCGATCGTGTGGGTGATGTCTTTGATAAGCTCGTCCTGGTTGTCAGGTAGACGTTCCTTGTTGGCGTAAAGTACCAATCCGTTGACATCACTTATCGTAAGGGTGAGCCCTGTGCCTGCGCCAAGCCGGACAGAATTTGCGTAGGCAATCCATGGTGCGCCCATTAGAATGTCGCGTCCGTAAAGGTAACCAGCGTACATGATCAGATCCAGTGGTGTACCTTTCCAAAAGGGCCAGTCAGCTACGCGCACCTGGTTGTCGGTGTTGTGGTCATTGATCATTGGCGGGCTCCTTA